GGCATTTATAAAACCTGGTATTGGACCAATCTCTGACGTTGATCCGTCACTGTAGAAAAATTGAATGTCGTAGTTAGGCAACAACACGACGTTGGTAATTAACTTACCGGTAGACGCAGTGTTAGCTATCTGCGATACAGATACTTGTTTTGTAACACCACGTTGTACAATAACGGCTTGCTCTTCACCGGTTAAGGTTGTCGCAATTGGTAATTGAGTAATCGGTAGATTGGCCATTTATTTTTTATTATGTATATGTAAAGGCGCCATGTAGAGTTGCTGTTCCGTACGTGGAAGAGGCTGATATATCTACAAGACCGGTTATTGCGTAGGCTGGTGACGTCGCTATAATTTGAGTTGAATCAACTAACGTAAATGTAGCAAGGGTCCCACCAAATTTAACTGTTGTGACGTTAGTAAAGTTGGCGCCATTTAAGGTTACTAAAGTACCGCCGGCTTGAGGGCCAGATATTGGATCTACGTTAAAGATACTTGGGTATAATGGAGGAGGTAAAGACGCGTACTTGCTTTCTCTGTTTAACACACCTGGTGCGCCCGCTGCACCATACTCAGTTCCTTCAATTAAGAAGTTGTCATACTGCTCTATTGTGTTTGGTGCGCCTTGGGTATCTAATAGATTTGGACCAGTTGCAATATCAACGTCTGGTCTTGGAAATCTTAACGAAATGTTTTCAGTTTGAATCGCTGGCAGGCGCCATGGGTCAAACTTGTCTAAGTCTGCTGCGCATACTCGCATGCCCGGAAAGTTTGGGTCGGGCATTAAATCTGTGTACGCAAATTTCCTGCTGCAACGATCACAGATCGCCACAGACAGGACTGAATTACCTCGAGTATCAAGGTATATTGGCATCTTAGCCTATCTGAATAACTGACAAGATAACGCCAGCGGCCGCTGGATGAATTGGTGTTGTAAGGCCAGCTGGATATGTTACAACTTTGGCATTTCCAGAAACATTGTGCCAATTAAATTCAAAGTAGCCGCCAGCTGCAAATTGATATGTGTATTGCACCGTTAAGATTGCCAGACCGTTAATGTTGCCTTTTTTTTCTGAAACATTGGTAAGACTTGCGGAAGCAGTTGGGGCAGTTCCATTAATTACGGGCCACAGGGTAAAATTATCGTAGTTAGCGGAGGCGTTGGACAATTGCAAACTAATTATAATGCTGTAAACCCCAGCGTTTGTTAACGTGATTCTGCTTCCTGTTCTAGTAACACCTTGCGTAAAGTCAGTTGTGTCAATTCTAAGTAACGTAACGGTATTTGACGCCGCTGTTTGGTCTGCACCTAAATCTTGAAACGAACCGTAGTTAAAAAGTGTATCACGTGCATATTGACCAAAGTTTGCAATTGTTGATTTTACATTAACACCCGATTGTACTAATGGAATTAATTCCGCACCAGTTAGGGGCGTTGTTGCATTCGGCATTGCCGATATTTTTGTGTCAGCCATATTAGCCTACCTCTAATTGAATTTTGGAATTATCTTGCTCAAGCACGTAGCCTGAGTCTTCCATTAATATAAAGCCCGAATCAATGGGCACACTGCCGTGGTATAAATCCACAACGCCGCCGTCACCAACATCTAATCCAAATTCGTCTATTCCCGCTGGAGCATTTTGAGCACCAACACCGAGGGCGAACCCGTCGGTGGTGTTTGCTTGATTTGTTACGCCAGTGTATCCAACGTATGGCATATTAAGCGATACCGGCTTGAATTAACGTTAGTGTAGCTGTACCGGTTCCAGATGTAACTACAACTTTAATTGCTGCTACTGGAAAGGCATAGTTGCCATCTTGGTTTGTTGTTTCAGCGGCAACAGTTGGATGATCAAACCATACTGGGCTAGTTGTAGTCCATGGGTTGTCAAACGTGTGCTGCACGGTGTATGTTGGGGTACCGGTAATAGTTACACCAAAGCCGACGTTAAATGGGGTTGAATCCAAATTCATCGGAATGCTGGCGCTAGAACCTGTATTGGTTTGCGATACTACTTGCTGTCTCATGTTGTCTCCTATACGGTGAAAGAGGCGGGTTTCCCCGCCGTCTTAATTAGCTGTTTGTGTAGCCAGAACCGTAAGCAGTGATGGTGCCATCAGCGTTGCGACCAGTGTACTGTACTGACAACGTGCCAGCAGAAGCAGCTTCAGAAGCTAGGGTGATGGTGCAGTCATACGCGCCAACGTTAGCCAACAAGTTAGCTACAGCGGCAGACGCTGTAAAGGCTACAGCAACTTTACCTAATGCGGTAGTTGTCAATGTGCCAACTGCAGTAGTTGTACCATTTACGGTCAAGCTAATAGCGCGTGAAGCGGCGCCAACTACGTTTAAGTAGCCGTCGATTGAGTGAATGATGGAACCAGCTGGAATTGTTACAGTAGCCGCAGTAGCTGCTACAATAGGAGTTTGCTGTGAGATTTGAGCGGCGCCGGTGTTGGCTGTGCTAATTGTACCGTCGTTGCTGGTAGTTTGACGTGTGTTGAGACGTAGTGGTAGTGTAAATGTAGATGACATTATATGTTTCCATTTCTTAGTGGGTGTCCCAAACTGTCTCTAAGTCGTCATACCGGGAAGTGGCGGCAGTCAGGATGGGATTAATCTTCCTTATATATACTAATGCAAAAGAAAGATAAAAAGCGCCCCAAAAGCAAAAAGACCACCTTGTGGGTGGCCTTTTTGACTTTACTACAGGGGTATTTCGATTACAGACCTGCGGTACCGTAAATGTTGCGCGCATCGTGCCAGCCGGTCGCATAGCGCTCGGTAGCTTTGTAACGCATGCTATCAGTCTCGAAATCACCTTCCATGGATTTCTCCATTGGACGACGCATTACGAGCATCAAGCCATTTTCAGCATCGGTCTGAATCCACCAAGCCTTAGATGAGCTCAAACGGGTTACAACGTGTGTACCCTTTGGCAACATACCAGTGGACTTAATTGGGTTGAGATCGTTGTCAGCTGTACCAGAACGGAGAACAGACTTGAGGATAACCTCTGCCTGAAACTCGAGTGCTGGAGGAACAACTAACTGCTCAGCCTTCAAGCGAATACGCTTACCGTTGTTGTCAATAGCAGAACGAATCTGAATTAACATTTGCTCAACGGAAGTTTGGCTTAAAGAAGCTGCGGTAGACAACTGGTTAGAGTATGTCAAGCCGTTAGCTACAGGGTGAGCTGTGTTGATCAAAGTTACGCCGTCGCCGCCTACGTAGCCGCTTGTGAACGCAAAATTCAACAAGTTAGCACATAATGTTTCCTTGGTTTCAATCATAGACTGAGCCAAGTGCTTAGCGAAGGTAGAGCCGATACGGATGTGATCGCCGTCTTCCATCAAAACTTTGGTCAAAGCATAAGCCAAGCCATAGATTTGATAAATGAATCGGGTGATGTACAGTGTACCGCCTTGATCGTAGCTAACTGGAGTGCCGTCAGGCATTGCAGGAGCTGCGTTCATACCGAACAGCATTACTTCTTCGTGATAGTTACGTGGGATACCCTGGATTTGCTCAACAAAGCCTTTCCATTCGTCTGCACGTTGCTCATATACACCATCAAAGACTTCGTTGATAATCGGTTCGACTACCGCACGAAAGTCTGTACTACGCATTGGGGTTGCCATTGCTTATTCCTTTCTTTCGTTGATTAAATTGAAGTCTTAGGTGCTACAAACGAATTGTTTGCAATTTGCACTTGAACGATTGTATAAGCATCGCCCCAGGCATTTAATTCGCCTGTTGGGAATGCAACTTCACGGCCTAGACCTACAACGCGTACTTGACCTTGAACACCAGTACCTACTTCTGTAGCAGCCAAAGCTGTTGTAGAGAAGCCTGCACCACCTGTACCGATTACATAACCATCAGCGGTTGTGTAGCCAGAAGTAGCGGAGAAGTTGTACTGCGAGCCGATTGCTGCTGTAGTAGCAGAACCTTCTACTTGAGCCTCATAAACCAATGCTGGGTCTTGGAAAATCCAGAATACGATTTGTGTAGCTGCGTCAAGGGTTAGTTTAGAAGCATTTTTGCCTAGTGTACGACGACCTTCGGAGGTTGTATACTCTACACCGTCGAATACGCCATAAACAGGGCTAGTTGCCGCTGAGGTTGCTGCGATTGCTAATTGACCTGAAGCCGTTACGCCTACTGGCTGATACTGGTAGAAAGACTGACCAGAACTCAAGCTGTATGGAGCGGTAAATGTAGTACCGGCGTTAAAACTGTTCGTGCCAACGAATGGCACCGAACGGTCTAAACCGCTTGGGTGATACACAGGCTTCATGCCAAAGGGTTTAAATGTTGTGGACATTTAGGTTGTTTCCTTTGTTATTTTGAAGAATGTTAAGAGAAACGAACATTTTTATTATTCGCTTTTGCGGTATCCTTTTCCATTTCCAAAAGACCACCTTCAAGAACTGAACGACCACCTTTATTACCTTGCGCTGTGTCGCGAACCTGCGCTGTAATATTGCGTTGGTGCTCAAGAGGATCCTCCAAGTGGAGCATCTTCATTACTTCTTGGTAGATGTCTTCAGGTAATTTGAAGAGTACCATTTCGTTACAACTAACACAGCCTTCAAACTTGCCCGAGCTCATTTTGCCTAGTCCTTCAAAGCCTTTTCCTAATTCTGAGGCTTTAACTGGCTCATAACCCAATGCCATACGTTTGTCGATACTGTCGTAAGTATTGGTCGTTGATAACCAACACAAGTGCATCCCAGGAATGATACCCCCAGGAAGATCGGGCAACGCACTATTTGCCCACTTGTCTCTAAACGCATCAAGGCGTTCACGACGTGCAATGTCATTCGGTGCCGCGCTATTTGAGCGCTCCACCACTTCTTGGACTCGATCAGCTAAGCGATCATCTAAGTCCCGTTTAATTCTTGTATTTGCCATTTTAATTATCCTTTATTAGCGCGATCATACGAAGCGTATGCGCGGATCATTTTGTTTCGTTTCTCTACATCGTCCCAAGCACCAGCGTCTTTAATTGCGTTAACACGCTCACGGCTTAACGTGATTGTGCCTGGCTTAGCGCTTGATGTGTTAGCTACTCTGCTTGAGGCTGTTGGGCCCGCGGAGCGCTGTGTTTTACCACCCTTTGCTGTATAGCGGTGTGGTAGACGTGCAGCTAATCGACTGTCTAACTCATCCCAATATTCAGAATCACTAGGATCCCAACCATCGGCTGCGAGTTCTTGATCAATAACTTTGGCAATTCTACTATCTGTATCTTTGGCTTGTGTATCAAACCAAGAGTTCTTTTTTAACCAGCGCTCTGCATTACGTTGCACTTCTGCGGCCATTTCGTTTGGCACGTTTTGCTTTGGAGTTTTTGCTGTTTCAAGTTGTTGTTTTTTATACTGCTGCACTTGACGCAAACGTTCTTTAGCATCTGTCAATTGCTCCAAATAATCCATTTGGGCAACTGCGTCACCTTCTTGGGCAGCTTGCAACATCTTCATTTTTGCATACTCAACACGGGTGGCTTCATCTTCCACGGCCTTGTCAATCTGCGCAAATTGATACGATGATGCTGTATTTTCTACTGCAGCCAAGCGGCGAGCTAAATCTTCGTTACGCTTTTCAAGTGCTGAAATTTTGTGTTTATCGGAAGCTGTGCGTTGTTTAGACAGTTCTTTCTTTAGTCTACGCTCTTCTCTACGTGCTTCACGAATTTTTTCACGTTCGTCTTCGTCTTCACTCTCTTCTTCTGCTGCAGCATCGTCGTCTGCATTATTCTGAGTTTCCTCATCTGAAGGAGCTTCTACTTCAACTTCATCATGCTCATCATCAAAACCTTCTGGGGCTTCAATTTTAGCCAATACTGAGCCATCTTCTTGTTCCTTAATCGGAACGTCTTTATCATTGTCTGCCATACTTTTCTTTCAAAAGTTAATCTATAAACGCTTTCATCTTCTGCGCATACTCAAACGACTTAATGCGAGAGATGATTTCACGAGCTTGCAGTGTGATGAATACTACGGGAGAACCCTCATCATCTGGCTGCACAACAAAACGGTCACCACCGTACTTGATAGTACGTACTAGATCACCTTCTTTACACCAGGGGCCTTCTGGCCATGGGGTTAAATCTGTGTCTAGGTTACGGTATGCTAGTGGCCCAACTTGCACCACTTTTGCTACTGTCTCATTGAATCGTAACGTTTGTCTGGTCTCATCAACTAGGATGATTCCACCTTTACTGGTTGACTTTTCGCGTCGTAGTTGAACTAAAACGCGGTCTCCAGCTACCTCAATACCGGTGTCGATTGAAGGAAAACATTCTTCCTCTGATCTTGTATCCGGCTCTTCATTACCTTTTATATCAAACACTGTCCAGTGCTCCTTGACCTCTACAGGTCTTCTTCGTCTTCCCTCAAAATTTCATTTATAATGTCTTGTACTGCTTTAAAACCTTCGTGTCTACCAACTAAACGTTGGTAATCATCAAAAGAGTTGACATTACTTCCAGCGGTGAGGGTTTCCGCCAATTTTGTTTGTTCATCTCGCGTGCGCGAGATAATTTCAGAAATAAAGTCTTTCATACTTACACTAATGCAATAGGGCAGAGAAATCCGCCCCAATGATTAATAAAAATTACCACCACCGATGTCTTTTAGGTTCTTGTCTGGTCCAACTTTAGATGAACGAGCAGGTTTGCCTTTTGCGGCGTTGCTAGGACGCTTGGACCCGGATGGACCCGCATCTAGTTTTTTGTCACCAGGGCCACCACCTGAAGTGATTTTACCAGTTTCTTGATAGATTTGACGAACGCCTTTTTGATCGGCCATTATATTGCTCCTTGTGGGGGTGTTGTTAGTTTTTGTAATTCTTGGGCATGCCTTTGAGCATTTTGTTCCAATGTTGTTGCGTGATCTAAGCCAGTTTGTTGGGCTTGTTGTTGTGCTGCAATTTGTTGCTGAACTTGTTGGGCTTGTTGGGCCATTTGATTGCGCTCTACTTCCAATCCATGCTGGCGAATGTCTTGCTCAGCTGCGTTGGTCGCCTCTAAGGCAGTCATTGCGTGCTCATAAGCCATACGTTGCTGTTCCTGAGACAACTGGATGTCAGCGCCCATCTGAGCTACGCGCTCGCGTGATGAGTTATTAATGTCAGCCAATGCAATTTGAGTTGCGTTCTTATTAGCATCAATCTGAGTTTGCGTTTCGTACTTAGCCTGGAGCTCAGCGACTTGACGTTGTAGGTTGGCAATATCTAACTCATATTCCATCTTGTCTTTAGTGGCAGACTGCTGCAACTTGGCTTGTGATTCTTTAGCTTTGCGCTCTGTCTCAGCCATTTGAGTCTTAAGAATAACCTGAGCTGTTGGGTCAGACTCGGCAGCTGTCTGACGTTGCAGCTGTTGGGCTTCTTGAACCTTTTGGGCCAATTGCTGGATTTGTTGGATGTAAGGGCCCATGTCTTGCTGTGAGTCTTGTGCAACCATTTGTGACGCTAATGCAAGTGCTTGTTGCGCCTCGAGGTCCAGTGGTTTTTCTTGATGAAGTTCCAGTGTGTCGCGGCCACCTTGAGCTTGTGCCACATATGCACGCATGGACTGCAAGTAGTGTAGTGTCAAGTGTTGCTTAATGTGCTCTAACGCGTTTGGAGAAAACACAGGCCCAATAACTGGATTGGCACCATACGCAGGATCTTGAGCATACGCTAAGTGAATCTTAATGTGCGACATGTGATCTTGGTCTGGGTACGCAGCGGCTGGACGGCCCATAGTCATGGAGACGTTTTCTAGCGCTGGGTTAGACTCTTTAGCACCCATTGGGTTTGGTAACACCTCGTCAATTGATGGAACTTTAAGTTGACCAAGGACGCGGCGATAGACTGCACGAATGTCAAACATCCCGGGAGGTGCTGAAGTAGCCATCTGTAAGAGGGCTTGGTTTTGTGCAACACGTTGCGTTTCAGAAAATATGTTAGGATCAGATACCGGACGGATGTCGGTGTTTGATGCAAAGTCACGGATTTGAATTTCAGTTCCGGACTGGTTGTCCATCTCTGCTAAATACCAATGATTTAAACGGGAGATAATTGCCAGTGATTTAGCCTGTGA